TTAAATTCAGTATAAAAGTCACAAACCTCATTATCACTAAATAACATAGTGTTCATGACAAGAAATCTTTTATGAACGTAATTCTTTCCCACAGATTTAATTAAACCAACTCTCTTAGTTAAGTGTTCCCAAATTTTATATGTTTTTAAATTTGGACACCTGAATAGAATATCATCGCCATTAACGGCTATTCCACAATCTTTCAACGACAATCTAAAATCATGTCGGAAGATTCTACTAAGTAAGTATTTATTAGTTATTACAGAATTACGATACATCAACGGTACATCATCGAGATCCTCGGCATCATGCCAGATCAATACAGGATCATCTTCTTCCATCCTATCATTAATAACAGGTATAGCAGGATTCAGAGTTAAACGGTCGTAAAATTTATGTACGCCGCACTCCAAAGAATACCTACTAATAGCCATATTTATAATACATAGAATAGGAAAAGAATCAGGCCCTCCCATCAACTGGCCCCAAAGCTGCATAGCAGTTTTCTTTGTACCATCAGGGAGAGTTAAGGACATTGTGTGTTTAGTGTTACACTCTATATATTCTCTAGTGATAAATTCGCTCCAGTGTGCACGGGCAGCGATTTCTCTACAAGCAGTTTCAGTATATTGAGGATCTACATAATTAGTAGCCCCCTTATAATCACCACTTGTATAAACCCAATCATCATCAATTAAAAAATGATCGGATTTCCAGAGTCTATCTTCCAAGTATTGTGTCGTTAATGGACCACCAATACCTTCAAAACCAGGTTTATTCTTTAAGTGAGAATGGACTGCCTTCTGTCTATACCTAGCCAAATAATAGGAATATTCGGGACCCGCAGTAATAACACGGATCTTAAAGGGCTCTTTTAGACCTTGAATTCGCGCAAACTTATTGCCTTCAAACTCACGACAGTTTTCAATCACTTTCTTTATAAACTGGTCACTATTCACTAATTCACATTCAACATATCCTAGATGAGAACTAATTAATTCAACTAGTTCAGATGGTAACTCAGTCAATTCTTCAATTGCACTGGTTAAAATAGTCGCAGCTGGGTTGCTGGCGACAGGAATGAGATCTTTATTCAAAAGATCACACAGAGGAAGCGATTGGTAGCAATCATTGTCTACCATACACTCGGTACTAACAGGCTCAAATAATAATAGTTGGTTCACACCTTCTACTAAGAAAAGTCCCATAGCACCCATACATTTACGCGTCGTTTGGTAATGTCCTGAAACACTTGGCAATAAAAATCGCCCTGGTTTATACCAGTTATCAGGAAACAATTCCCTTACAGTACGACGTACTTCCTCATTTAGACGTTCTGAAGTATCATCAAATGGTTGTGTACCATTTAAGATTGCAGAATCCCATCCCTTGAATTTAACTCTAGAACATTTATGTTCCTGAGTATGTGTTAAGAGTTCGAAGGTTTGACCTTCTTCTTCTCTAAGAAC